CATCGTGCCGCCCGCGTGGAAACTCGGCTCCTGCGCGGCGATGGTCGCGATCTGCGCGGCGCCCGCCACGCCTGCCATCACGGCTAGCGGGATGTTGGGCGCCGGCGGCGTCGCGAGGGCGGTGGTCACGGCCACGGCCGTCTGTGCTGTCGCCTGCGCGATGGCGAGGGTTTTCTGCGCGATCCACCAGTCGCGAGCGGCCTTCTCGTTCTCGTCGGCCATGTTGCTGGACATCTGCGCGGCAAAGCCTGCGACCGAGCCAAGCACGTTCGCGACGGCATCGCCGTACTGCTGCACCTTTTCCGCGCGCCGGTCCCACTCGCCGTCTAGCCAGTCCGTGTACTCGCGCTCTGACGCCGCGACCCTGGCCAGCCGCGCGCGCTCCGTCTCCGCGAGCTCGTCGTTCACCTCCCGGACCTTCTCGAGCTCTGCCTCGCGGATGGCCAGGATGGCCGCGCCCGCCTCGGCGATGACAGCAGCACGCTCGGCCTCGGTGCGTGCCAGCGCCTCCAGCTCCTCGCGCTGCTCCCTGACAGCCGCGACCTGGTCCTCCGTCCTTGCCAGGATGGCCGCGTATCCATCCAGTTGCGACGTGGCCGCCTCGCGGGCGATGGCCCGGAGCTCGTCGATCCCCTCCGCGACCTCGGCGCGCCGCCTGGCCTCCTCCTCCATCATCTCGGCGTAGCGCCTCGTCAAGTCGATGGCGTTTTTCTTGGCCTCCGTCAGCGCTTTTTCCTCGAGGCGCGCCTTCACGATCTCCTCGCGCGCGGCGGCCACCTTTTCGGCCTGGCGGGCCATGCCCGCCATGAGCGCGTCCGCCTCGGCGTCCAGCTCGCTCGACGACTGCGTGAGCCCGTCGATGGCCTTGCCCAGGGGGTTCAGCCACCCGAGGCTGTCACCGAGAGACTCGCCCCACTCGGCCCACTGCGCGGCGAGGCTCCCGGCCTCGACCCTGAGCTCGGACACGCGATCCGATGTCTCGGCCTGCGCGCTGTTGAGCTGCTTCTGGATCGCGAGGCCGGTCGTGAACGCGATCATGTCGGCGTCGGTCATCTCGCCGCGCGCCACGGCGAGGTTGGCCAGCGCGACGCGCTGCTGCTCGTAGATGCCGGCGAGGTCGCGCGAGCTGTCCATGAGCTCGGCCGCGACCCGCGCGCCGCGCTCCTGCTCCTCGTGGAGTTGCCGCCACGCGCCGTAGGCCACGCCGGCGGCGGCGGCGACGGTGATCGCCGCGGCACCGACCGGGCCGAGCGCCGCGGCGAGAGCGGCGCTGGCGCCCGCGCCGCCCTGCATCGCCTGCGCGATCTGGAACCCCTGTTGATTGAGGATCATCAACGGGTTTTGCCCAGCGGCTGCCTGCTGCACCACGTCGAGTAGCTGGGCGCGCAGGCTCTGCGCCTGCCCGGCCGCGGCGCCCATGCCGCTACCCGCGGACCTCGCGGCGTTGCCGACCTGTCTTATCGCGCTCGCCTGTCTCGCGATCTCCTTGCTCAGCGCCGCCGTCATGGCCTTGGCCTCGGCAGCCATCTCCGGCGACAAGGTGGCGATCTCGGCGCGCAGCTTGTCGAGCCTGGCCACGATGTCGATGCCGATGACTGGATTAGCCACGCTTGCCCCCCGCCAGGATGTCGCCGATCTCGGCCAGGAGCGCGGGCGACGAGATCGCCCGGCGCATCGGCGTGCTCACGAGCGGCGCCATGAGGTAGCCGTGGCCACGGCCGGCGCCCTCCTTGACCCGCGCGATCACGGGGAACATCAGGCCCTCAAACTGCGCGCGTTTGCGCTTGTCTTTTACCTGCTCGATGCTCCACGGGCCGCGCAGCGGCTTGGCCGTGCGCCAGTATTCCTCCGGCGTGACCGACACCCACTCGGTCGAGAGCGCGGACGGCGAGTGCTGCACCAGGGGGATCGGCTTGCCCCGGCCGTCCTCGCGCGTGTCGGCAGACCCGACTGACACGCGCACCTCCGCGCGGCCGGTGTCGATGGTCGTCACCACCTCGATATCGCCGCCCCTGCCTGTCTCGCGCTTGACCCCGCGCGGGCCGTACCACTCGGCGCGGGCCGCCTGCGCGACCTTCTCGCCCTCGCGCTCCAGCGCGGCCAGCGCGCCGGGCATCGCGCTCGCCACGAGCGCGCGTAGCTGGGCGGACAGGTCGCCCTCGAGCGTGACCGTCACGTCGCCAGAGCGGTAGCGCGTGGTCGCGGCCACTAGCTGCCCAGCCAGAATCGAGCGCCGGCCGCCGTCGCCCTCGCGGCGCCACCGGCGGCCAGCCCGCCAGGCGCCCTGGGCTCGGCACGCGCCGCGTAGGCCGCGAGCACGTCCACCTGCGACTCGCGGGGGAGCCGGTGAAACCACCGGAGATCGCCGTTGCCGTGACGCATCGAGAGCTCCAGCGCTACGAGGTCGGGGGCTCCCCGCCCTCGGAAAAACTTGCCCGCGCCGCCACCTCCGGGGCGCGGGGGTACAGGCCAGCCACGGCGAGGTCGATCACGGTCGCGCCGGCGCGGATCACGTCCGCGATGCCGACGCCGCGCTCCGCGAGCACCGCGTAGACGCGGCCGCCGTACCCGAGCACGTCGTAGTTGCATCGCGCGTAGTCCAGCCTCGCCTCGCGGCCGAGCGGGGTGCAGAGGCCCAGCGCGGCAGACGCCACGCGCCGCATCCGCAGCACGTCCACCTCGCCGCCGGGGGAGCGGTCGGCGCACGATGCCCACGCCTGCACCAGATCCTCCCGCTCCGCGAAGCCCGGCAGCGTGACCCGCAGGTCGCGCTCGCCGAGGCGAACCGTCGTGACGCCGTTCTTCTCGTTCATCCCCTCTCCCTAGGTGAATGTCACCGTGCCGTAACAGGTGCCGTTGATCGTGAAGGTGTTTGGATCGCCCTCGGCGAAGTCGATGCTCCACTCGACGTCGGTGGCGATGCAGGTGTGGTCCGTCGCGTCGCCGAGGTCAGTGCCCTCGACCGTGAGCGTCATCGTGAGCGTGTAGACATCGGCGCTCGGGCCCAGCGTGGACACGGCCGCCGCGAACGCGCCGGTCCGCATGATGATGTCGAGCAGGTTCTCGTTGGTCGCGTCGCTGAACTCGGTCATGTGCGCGGTGAACGAGATCGTGGGAAAAGTGCGGTTTGTATGCCGCACGCTGCCGAGCTCCCCGCGGTCGAGGTACGTCACCGTCTCGTTGAGCCGCTTCTTCAGGCCGCTGATCGAGAGGTTGCCCGCCTCGTATTGCACGGTCACGTCGAGCGGCGTCCCCCCCGTGGCGTCCTTGAGGACGATGGTGCCGTTGCGAAAGTTCTTGACGACGGATGAAAGTGCCATCTTGGGCCTCGCTACTGGAGAGAGACGCGGTGATCCGCGTCAAATGAGAGCTCGTGGAGCTGGTAGGTGCCCTCGCCGAGCACCGACCGCCGCGCGCCGATGTACGAGAGCTGGAGATCGGTCGCCGCCGTGGAGAGCACGGCCAGTCGCACCGTGTCCTCGTCGTCGTAGGCGGCATCGACGTCGCCGCTGGTGGAGTCTGCTCGCAGGCGCGCCAGGAATCGCACCTCTACGCGGCTGCGATGCACCGTGCCCTCGGAGAGCCGCTGGCGACCCTGCCATCGCGACAGGTCCACGGCGTCAGCCGACGGGGACCACGCGGAGTAGGCGTGGTGCGCGAGCTGGCGGCTGTCACCAGTGCCGAGCGTCGCCGGGTGGCCGCGCGCGACGGTCCACCCGGCGGCGAGCGCGGTCGCGAGCCTGGCCTGCACCCGGTCCACCACCGCGCGCGTCGTCAGGACGGCCACGGCGCCCTCCAGTACCGGCCCCGGCCAGGCTGGCAGAGCATCGTCACGGGCACCGGCTTGCGCCGGGCGCCGGCGGCGTCGGCGATCCCGTCGTCGTCGCGGTCGTAGCGGAACTGGAGGCCCGCCCACGCCTGCTCGTACTGCGCGCGGTAGCGGTCCGAGAGCTGGAGATACGCCTCGTTGATCCGGGCCGCCAGGTCCTCGTACACCAGCGCGACGGCCAGCGACAGGTGCGCCTCGTACAGCGACGAGGGCTCCATCACCAGGTACGGGCGCGATCCCTGCCGGATGAGCCGCCGCTGGATGTCGAGCCACGCGGCGTCGAGCTGGTCCTGGTACGTGGACTGCGACGTGATCGCCGAGCTGGAGGACGGGTCGAGGGCCTTGTGCCTCAGCACGATGTCGGCGTCGGTGACGACCGGGTACAGCCGGCGACGCCCGAGCGCGGCGTCGCAACGGAACGTGTGCGTGCCGCCATCCGGCATCAGCAGCGCCCACTCGACCAGCCAGCCGTCCCCGAGCGACAGGGACGTGGTGGTGCCAGCCGTGACGGTGTACGTCGCGACACTGCCCGTGATCGTCACGGCGGCGTCCACGATGACGGCCGTGCCGCCCGCCCGGTAGAGCGAGACGGTGCCAGACGAGGGCGCGGCGAGCGCCCCGGAGCGGTAGACGCGGCACTGGATCGCCTGCGAGCGCCCGCGCTCGACGAGCTCGGGCAGCTCGAAACGCGCCGTGTACAGCGTCTCCGTGACCGACATGGTGCTAGGCGCTCCACGCGGCGGAGTCGGAGTTGCTCGCGACGACCAGGCAGCCCTTGCCCGAGTCGCTGACCTTCGCGGGCGTCTCGGCCCAGAAATACAGGGTTTCATCGTCGGTATTCGTGACGGTACAGTCGAACTCGCCGCCCGCGTCCGTCTCCGCGAGGCACCAGCCGGTCCCGGAGGCGATGATGCTGCCCCTGGTGGCGTTGCCGAAGGTCACGCTGGCCTGCGCCTGCTGTCCGGGCTGGTACTGCGCCGAGCCGCACAGGATCATCACCTGGCGAGCGCTGCCGAGGACGGTGGTGCCGTCGAGGCGGTACAGGTCGAGGGCCAGCGTGGTGTCGTTGCTCGCGACGACGTCGGCCACGGCGATGTTGGCGCGCACGAGGTAGTCGGCGAGCAGGTTGCCCGTGCCGAGGCTGAGCCCGGCGAACGTCGGCGCGTCGCCCGTGCCGAGGCCGAGCGTGGTGCGACCGGCCGCGGCGTTGGCATCGTCCACCAGCGACCGGCCGAACGCGCTGAAGTCGGCCACGGCCGCGGTGCCAGGGCCGGTGAAGTAGGGCACCTTGTCCGCCGCGCTCGTCAGCCCGGCCAGCGCGGCGATCTCCGCGTCGGTGCCGGCGATGGCGACCCACGTCGAGGAGTAGCGCGTGTAGAGGGTGGTCCCCACGCCGCCGTCGGTGCGGAGGTACACCGAGCCGTCGGGCTCGGCCGCGGACGGCGCGCCGCTGCCCGAGCTGAGCGTGGGCGACGACCCGAGCGCCGTGGTGGCGGCCGGGCGCACGATGATGCCGACGGCGGCGATGGCGCGCCGGAGCTTCCCGGCGACGGAATCTGCGATTGCCATGGTGACTCCACAGCGGCTCCCGCCGCCAGCTAATCGCGGGTACTAGCTCGGCTTTCGCACGCGACCATCCCGCACTCGTTGATCGACACGCTGGGCGCTCTCGGTGGCGCGACGGCGCGCCTCCCGCTCGCCCATGCCGGCCTCGCGCAGCCGCGACTCCAGCCGGTCGCGCGCGTCGCGCATGGCGGGGATCTCGCCCTCGCTACTCGACACTGGCCGCCTCCCGGCGCTTGCGCGGGCGAGCGGCGGGTGACTCGGGCGACGCCGCGGGCGAGAGCGCCTCCAGCGCCTCCACCGTGTCGCGGGCCGCCTCGGCGAGCGCGGCGGCCCGGCTCCCAGGGCGCAACTCGCGGCCGGACGCGCGCTCGAGGCGCACGCGGCCCTCGTCGAGCTTCCGCTCGATGATGGCGGGGTCGGGCGGCGCGACGATCGCCCGGTCGAGCAGGGCCTGCAGCCAGGCGTGGTAGCGCGGCTGGTCAGTGACCAGCGACGCGCGGCCAGCCACCACGCGCCAGCTCGACCACGCGGTGTGATGCGTGGCGCCACGGCGCGCCTGCGTGCGCCGGAGATAGCCTGGCCGTCCGTCCGTCGTGTCGGCAGCGGTCGCCGCCGACTCCGGGATCATCGTCCAGCCACGTTGCAGCTTCCGCCCGATCATCTGCGAAGGGTCGCCGTGCCGGTCCACCATGCCGATCCCCGGCTCGGCGGCCACCTGCGAGAGCTGCGGCAGCAGGCGGGGCTCGCCATCCACCTCGACCACCATCCACGAGGAGGGGTGGTGGAACAGGATGAACGGCGGTTGTACCTCGATGTCCGGCAGGCGCAGGGCCGGGGCGACCGGCCCGAGCGAGATCGCCTCGGACGCGACCGCGCCAGTCGCGACACCGGGGGACGTGGCAGGCACGGCCATCGCTAGGCGTCCGTCACGATGCGGCAGCCCATGAGATCCTGTCCCTCGGCCACGCCCACGAAATAGTTGCCTACGACCTTGGTCAATGCCCCGGCCGCGTCGCGCTCGAACTCCACGGTGATCTTGCCGCCTGGCGTGATGACGCCACCGGCGCCGTAGATCGGCCGCTGCGTGGCGTCCGCCCACACGATCGCCCCGCGCGCGAACAGGAGGCCGTCGCGATCGGCGCCGCCGTTGGCCGTCGCGACCTTGCTCGAGGCGAAGATGTCGGTGCCGAGCAGGCGGCCCTTGGCCCCGGGCCCCCACTTCGCCAGCATCTCGGCGGTCGCCGGGGAGAAGCCGATGGCGCCGAGCTCGGAGCGGAGATCCTGTTGGAGATCGCCCCACTGGCGCGGGTGGAGGACCATCATCCGCTCGCCGCTCACCGACTGGAGATCCAGCGTGATCTGCGCGTCGAAGAAATCGTCCACGCTCATGTCCACGCCAGTACTGCCGGCGCTCTGCGAGAAGCCAGCGTGGAGCGCCGTGATCATGGACATGAAGCGCATCCTGGCCGAACCGACCATCGAGGCCGCGAGGCGCACGGGGTCGATCACGCCGAGGCTGTCGGTCAGCGCCGCGAGGTCGCTGTACTGGTACTGGAGCGCCTGGCGGGCCACGGTCGGCGTGGCGGAGGCGTCCGACAGCGCGGTGTTGCTCGTCGAGGCGTTCTCGGCGATGCTTGCCATCTCGTCGTAGCCATCGAGACCCACCTGCACGGCCTGGGTGGTGGTCGAGCCAGTGCCCGAGATGTCGCCGTGGTAGACGAGGCTAGGGTGCATCCACAGGCTCTCGCGGTCGGCGAGCAGGAGGTCGATCTCCATCGCGAGGATGGCGCTCAGGCGCTGGTCGCCGAGCCCCGAATAGTAGATTTCGTTTGCCACGTTTTTTCGCGCTCCGGCAGTTGGTTTTCCAGCTCGGCCGTGCGCGTTTTACGGGGGCGACCCGGTGGCCGGTACGCCGCGACTGCCGTGCGCGTTTAACGGGGGCGACCCGGTGGCAATCGTGACGCTCGGGGAGTCTAGCGCCGCCGGGACCCACCCGTCAAGGGCGGCGGCCCAGCTGCGCCAGGATCTGCTCGCGGTGGCGCGCGTAGCCCTCGCGATCGCCCGCCATCGCCATCTTCACCGGGTCGAGGCTCCCGGCGCCAGCGGGGCCGGGAGGGCGGGCGCCTGTCCCGGCGGTCCCGGCGGTCCCCTGCGCGGTCGCCGCCGTGCCCGCGCCGTGCTGCGCGCTCGCCCGGTTGCCCGCCCCGCCGCCGCCGCCACCACCACCGAGGAACGCGCGCGCGATGGCGGGAGCGGTGGCCGGGTCCTCCAGCCAGCCCTTGAGCGCCGCCTGGAACTCGGGGCGACCCTCGGCCGGGAGGCGGCTGTAGGCATACTCCAGCGCCTCGCCGATGTCCGGATCGATGATCCCGGCGGCGGCCAGCGCGCGGTAACGCGTGCCGCGCTGCACCTCGGCCTCGAGAGCAGCGACGCGAGCCGCCGCCTCGCGCAGCGGGGCCATCTCGGCCTCGCGACGCGCGAGCTCGGCTCGAAGCTCGCGTAGTTCCTCGTTCTTCTGCTGCAACCGAGCATATGGCACGGTGCGCTCCGGCGTGCCCTCGCCCTCGCCCTCGTCACTCGCTCCCATGCTGCTCTCCTGTCGCGACCCTCGGCCGCGCTTGCTGGATCTCGGCCACCGCGAGGGCGGCCTGCGCCGCGCTCATGCCAGGGTGCAGCTCGCGGTATGCCTCGGCGTCGCCCATGAGTCCCGCCGCGCGCATCTGGAGGACGTGCTCGCGCCGAGCGGCCAGCTCCTCCGGCGACAGCGGGATCTCGCGGTACACCACCTCGTAGCCCTCGCTCGCGAGCGGGAGCCGGTGGACCGACGACAGCGCCGAGGCCACGCGACCGAGCAGGATCTCGTCGGAGCGGCGGAAAATCTCCGCGTACCGGCGTTGCGCCTGCCTCTTGCCCTCGTTGGTGAGGCTAATCGCCGCGCCGCTGCGGGCCGTGCCGCCGATGCGCTGCACGTCGGATGGCGGCACGCCAGCGTCCTGCGCGACGCGCGCGACCATGTTCGCCAACACGGCGTCCATCTTCTCGACGTCGCCGCCGGCCGCCCACTGGCCGAGCACCGGTTGTGTCTCGGCGTCGGCAGAGCGGCGAAAAATCGCGACGCTCGCGGGGTCGGTGACCACCGACGCGACCGCCTGCGCGCGGCCGGTGTCGTCGATGGTCGCGGCGGCCAGCTCGACGTCGATCCCGTAGCGCTGTGGCCAGCTCGCGTCCCGGTACGTGTGGACCAGCATCGCGTGGAGCACGGCGAGGTCGAGCGACGCCTCGACCAGCTCGATGCCCTCGTAGGGCTCCCACAGCGACCCGGCCGGGGCCTGCGCGTGGTAGGCGACGTACGGCGAGCGCGCGAGGCCGCTGGCATCCAGCCACGCCGCCGGCCATCCCTCGATGCCGGCCTCGGCCGTCACGTCGTCGCCGCGCGACGACTCGACGCGGTACGACGGCGCGCGGGGATCGCGCGCGTCCACCACGTCGCAGTACCAGTCGCACTTGCCGGGATCGAGCTCGCGCAGCCGCCAGTGACGCACGAGCACGGGTTGCGACGGGTCAGCGGCGCTCGACTCGGCCGTCACGTGGTCAGGCGCCACGGGCGACAGCGCGAGCGACCCGGCGGCGGTCACGTCCACGCGCACGAGGTAGTCGCGGCAGCCGATGGCGAGCGCCTGCACGCGCTGCATGAGCGGCCACAGGCCATGGTAGCGCGCCGCCGCCGCGACGATCTCGGCGTCGCCCGGCGCGGTGGCGTGGCGCACCTCGGGCGGCACGTCGTAGAGCACGGCGAGCTCGCGACTGATGTTGCGAAACGGGTTGATCGACAAGGCGATCGGGCCCCAGGAGTCCCGGCGCACGCTGCCGAGGTGGGCCTGGAGGCGCACCTCGAGGTCGTCGCGCCACGTGCCGTCGAGCAGGCGACGCCGCAGGCGCGTGTGCTCCCAGCGCGCGGCCTCGCTGGCGCCTGGAGGCGCCGGCGGGTACGGGGCGTGCGTGGTGGTGGCCATCGTCAGTACAGGTACACTCGCGCGCCCCTAGTGTATCGCGCCGCGCGGAAAATGAGCGTGTCGAGCGCGTACCTGAGCGCGTCGATGGGGTCCTTGTCGTCGGTGTCGGTATAATCCCATGCCTTCATCGCCGATAGTAGCCGCTGGCAGCGCGGCCGGATCCCGAAGTGCCCCGGCCGGAGCATCGCCTGGTGCAGCCACCGCACGCCGGCGGAGAGCGAGCCAGCGCCGTGCCCGGCCCCGCGCTTGACGGTCCTCACCTGGGGCTGGAGCGACGAGGGCGCGACCTTGAGCACGCGGCCGAGCGCGATCATCAGGTCGCCGTTGCTCTTTTTTTCCGCCGCGCCGCGCACGTAGAGCCGGTCCCCCCATGCCTCGTCGAGCATCCGCCAGGTGCAGCCGGAGCGGCGCAGCATCTCCACGATGCCGATGGCGTCCTGCTCGATGGTCGTCTCGCCGCTGCCCACGCTCTCGTCGAGCACCACCACGCGCGGCTGGTCGCCACTGTCGTCCACCGCGACCAGGAGCGCGATCTGCTTGCCGGCGCGGCTCCCGTAGTCCACGCCGAGGTGCAGGCGCCACCCGGCGGGGGATGGCACGTCCACCACGTGCAGGTCGTCGCGGAACGCCGAGAAAACGCGCCCCACGACGCGCATCTCCCACTCGCCGTGCACGACCACTGGCACCTCGTGCGGCAGCGTCTCCGAGAGCACGCGGTCGATCCACGCCTGGTCGCACACCGTGCCGTCGTCGAGCCGGATCGGCTCGCGCGCGCCGACCGGCACCAGCGCGTCGGCCGTGAGCGGCTGGTGGATGTCGGCCACCTCGCCCGCGTCCACGCGCTCGCGCAGCCACCCGAGCGGCCCCGCGTTGACCGGCGTCATGGCCATCAGCAATACGCCGTTGCGACGGAGTAGGCGCTTTGTCACCTCGCCGAAAAGGCGCGGCGAGCGCGGGGGCTCGTCGAACAGGGCGACGTCGATAGTGGCGCCGGCGAGATCCAGCCCGCCCTGGTTTGTCGTCTTGAATCGCACGATACTCCCGTTCCTGAACATCGCGACCGGGTTGCGGCCGCGAAAGCCGACGACGGGATCGTAGAGCGTGCGCGCGTCGAGGCTGTCGCGCGGGAGCAGGGCGGCAAACTTGGACTGGATGGCGACGCTCTGTGCCCAGGAGGCACAGATGACCCATGCCTCGATGGGCGGCGCCGGCACGCGCAGGTAGGGATGCTCGCCGAGGCACCTGGCGCGCACCTCGTACAGCGCGGCCGTGCTCTTCCCGCCCCACTGGTTGCCCTGTCTGAACAGCTTCTTTCGCGACGGGCACGCGAGGAAACGATACTGTCCGGGGAGCCACTGGATGCGGCTCGCGGGGTCGAGCTCGGCGCGCTCTCGCAGCGCGGCCATTCGCTCGCGGATGCCGGCGAGCGCGGCCTCGCTGGTCACTCGCCCACGACGCGCAGCCTCGGCGCGTCGCCGGCGAGCTCGCGCGCCAGCTCGGCGCGGACAGCCGCCGGGAGCGCGCGCGCCAGCTCGAGCACCTCGGTCACGAGCTGGCTGGTGGGCGTGGCCACCAGCGACGCCTGGCGTCGCGCCTCGGCCTCGGCCGCCTCGATGGCCTGCCTCTCGTGGATCAGCACGAGGATGTCCATGTCGAGCCGGTGGAGCGTGGCGACGGACGTCCACGAGCTGTCGTTCGCCGCGTCGGCGAGGCTCCGGCGGATCTCGCGGCGCTTGGCCTCGAGCTCGGCGACCGACAGTACCGGCCTGCGCTTGGGCATTATCGGCGTCCACCCATTTTCAGGAAAACCGTGGGGGGGGAGAAAGACGACGCCCTGGG